AGAAGCTGATTCTACGGTGTTTACAACCAATGTTGATTGTGGTACAAATATGTTGTTACTATCAAGAATGACCCCATTAAACGAAAGATTAGTTACACCGTTAGCTTCTTTTCCGTTTGTGACAATATAAGTAGCTTCAATAAAATTGTTGTTATCTAATTTCCTGCCAATAATTCCATCGCCAAAAATAATCTCATACTTTTCACCAGAAACTTCTTGTACAAGATATTTTTTAGATGTAGTTGTTACTCCAACAATATTATCTACCTTCGTATATTCTTCTGATATTTCATCACCTTCTGTTGGTCTGACTTTAACAATTAACGATGAAAGATCAACGCCAGAGTTTGGTAAGATGTATTTTTGATCTGGTTGTGAATTATCAACAGTAAATGTGGTTTTTACAAATGCACCCTCATATACGTTGATGTTTTCAAAATATCCTAAGCTATCTGATACGGGAACTGTAATGTCTTGTGGGATGCAGAATGAGTAATTTAAATCATTTGCAGCACCTGTAGCAACGACGCCAGCCTTCATTGTAAGCGTCGGCGTGGTGCTTGTAATTCCGCTGGTAGGTACGCTAGCCAACATGGATACAACCGCCCTAGCAGCCTTTTTAGACTGGGGTACATAGCCAATATTTCTTGCTAGGGAGACAACATTTTGTCTGAGAACAGCACTATCAAGAAAAACTTCATTTACGACCGCATTAGTATTGTATGCAGTAATATAGGTATTATAGGCAAGAGTATCAATTAACAAAGATAGATTAGATCCTTCAAAGTCATAGTCAGTAAACTCACTATTCGACCTGATGTAATCTTTGATCGATGTTTTAATTTGATCGAAATCTAGATTTGTAAATTGAGTAAATGCCATTATACCCTTGTTGGTTGTAGGATAAACGTGATATCCTGTACAGGAACTGATAACCCGACAATATCATAAACTACACCAATTTCTAAATCATTAGAATCTGCTGGGAATCTAACTCTCACATCTCTCAACGCAACTCTTGGTTCAAAATTATTTAAAGTTGATGAGATTTCGTTTTCAAGTTCAATTTGTATTTCGGGAGTCTGTAATTCAAAATATGAATTTTCAATTTGTGTGCCTAAGCGATTATTAAAAAATCTCTCACCAACGATAGTTCTAACCAAATTAATTACAGAATTTTTAATCGCAGCTTCATTTTTTAAAACTACAATATCGTTGGTGATTGGGTGTCTCTTAAATGATAAACTGATGTCCTTAAAAGCCCTTGAGATTTTTATCGTTGACATTGATATAGACAGACTTTTAGATTATTTATAGCCTAATCAGCCCACCATTCTACAAAATCATCAAAACCGCCAGCTCCTCCGCAAGGACGACTTGTACGATCTTCTGGAATTGGGTATAATTCTTCGTTATGTTTGATTTTTTTAGATTTTTTAAGCCATTTTTCGGACTCGACCTCTGTAATTAGGGTCATTCCGCTATTAATAAAGTCATCTCCTTTATCAACGGAGCCATCAAGATGATTAGGGTGTCCCATTTTACCTCCATAAAAGTTTCTAGAACTTTTTACGGGGTTTCTATCCCGTTTTTTTCACAATTTCGTAGTCTTCACCGAGTATTTCTCTTAAATATTCGTCAGACCAATAGCTGTAATAGTCAGTTTGGGCTAGTTTTTTACGGAATTCCTTTAATTTCTCCTTTGGTTGAGCTAAAATCAGGTTATACCTGCCATTATTTGTCTGAACACCAGAAATGAAGGTCTCATAAGACCCACAATCCTCAAAAAAATCCCAATGTTTATAGATTTTACAATATATATCTATCCACTGATTGATGTCTTCAAGTGTTAAGCTATCTTCTACAATAAAAATGACGACATCAGCACCATCAATGGGCTCAACGTCGTCAATATTACACTCAACAATCTTAAAATTTGCAGAAGAAGCAAAGGGACAGATCGCAAAATGACCTAATTCTGGTCTTTTTTTAGAAACTTCGATAATCCAGTCCCTTATATGCTTCTCTTTTTCTGTCATCCTTGACCTCTATAGCGTTTTTTAGCTTTATTACGTGATGTTGCAGCCCATTTGGTGTTTTTGCTGCGCCCTTGACGTGTCGTTTTGGGCTTATGTTCGATAACAAGTTTATTAGTCAGCGAAGGACGTTTTGCCATAAGAATCTCCTAATTTAACTTTCACTTCAATATCTTTGGGATCTGGCTCTCCATCTGTATAATAATCTTGAGCCAGATCTAATAGCATGTTTCCCATCTCCTCATAGGAGAGGTTGTCGGCATGTAACTGTTCTTTAATAAAGATCGCAAAACGATCAGATGACTCGGGTTTTTTCATGTCCGACACGAATGAGTGGGTTGCACCAAATTTCAAAACCTGCCTTCTTGGCATCAAGACAGAACGAAACGTCTTCACCACACATATCCTGAACCTCACCAGACTCAAAGACTTGCATCTGAGGAGCAAACCAAGGATAGGTGAGTGATTCAAATACGCCTTTCTTAATCAGAACCCAACCAAAGCCAGTATAATCGACTGTGAAGGGCTTCTTGCGCTTCTGCATGGATTCAACGGTCTCATGGTTCATAACACCACGATTCTTCTTGAACTCTTCCTCGGACAGCCAATGTGCAACAGAGGTGGTGTGACCATCTTCCGTAGCATACCAACCAGCAGCAATGTCCTGATCCATCACAACCAGACGCATTAGAGCTTCCGTGTTGAATACAATATCATTATCGATCCAAAGCTGATAATCATAGTTCAGCTTTCCATCCCAAGGAACTTGCTTAGGTCCGCGCAGAACGTTTGCACCGAGGCACTTGCAACGGGCAAAGTTAACCATAGAGCTATAGTCTTGTGAGATCTGAATGCTAGCGCCCATTTGCACTAGATCAAAGCACATCTGCACAAAGTTTTTGAGAAATGTATATGAGCAACCGCGTCCAGGCAAACAAAAGACAATCGACTTGCCTTTGATCATCTCTCGTGCCTGATCAGGATCAAACTCATCTTGAGGCTTTGGCGGCTCAGCCGCTTGTACACTAAATCCTTTTGCCATATCAAACCAATGGTTTACGAATGAATTCTAACAGAGTTATTTATCCGTGTCAAGAATGAGCATAAAAGGCGGTTAACACTAAATAACTTATAAGAACTATAAGATTACAGATGGACGATCCAACACTCAGATCATTAATAGAGTCATACAATGAAATGTATGCCTCAGAAGATGCAGAAGAACTGGAAGAGAAAAAAGGCTTATGGGATAACATCCATGCAAAGAGAGAGCGTGGTGAGCGCCCTGCAAAGCCAGGTGAGAAAGGATATCCAAAGACTCTGAACGTTGAGGAGAATGAGATCGAGGAAGGTCTCAAGCAAGCTCGCAAGAACGTTGGTGCATCAAAGTGCTGGACTGGTAAAAAGGTTGGTAATCCTCCAACCAAAATGAAGGGTGGTAAGGAAGTACCAAACTGTGTACCAACAGAAGAAGTTGAGCCTTATGACATGGTGCTCGATTATCTTATGTCAGAAGGTTATGCCAAGGATGTTGAGTCCGCAGACAAAATGATGATGGTCATGTCCTCTGATAAGATTCAAGAGATCGTCGAACAGTCCGCTCTTGCACAAAGAGCTGCCGCTGCCGTTGATGACCAGAGAAGAGGTTCTTATGGTATGGCGGATGATCTCAATAAGACCAGAAAAGCCTTAGATAAGCTGAAGCCTTATCCAAACGGCTTCCCTGGTGTCAAGCCAATCTGATAAAACCTCCAATACAATCAAATCCCTGGGAATTTTTTTCCTGGGGATTTTTTTGTAACAATAAAAATTTTTAGCAGTTCGATAAGAGTAATCAGAATATAAGAGAGTTCCTGATAACGAATTTCAATATAAGATCTCATGCAATCTGGGGTTTCTTTGTCGATGCTTGTTTTGGTAGATATTTCTTCTTGAAGTCCTCCCAGCCGCCTGGTGGGGTAGAAGGGGCGGGCATCGGCGGGGCTTTATAAGGTTGATAAGGGCTGCCGCCTGACTCTATAAAACTTTGAAAGTTTTTCATCTTATAAGAATTTTTTTGGGGCAAAAATTTTTTATTCTTAGAGATATTTAGAGGTCGATTTCAAGGTCTTATAGCTTAGGGAAGTTAGGCGTTTTTATATCAGGGGGGCACGGGGGGGCGGCAACCGCACCGATAAGAACTGCTGATCGGTGCTGGCTGTACCCATAAGAACTGCTGATCAATCGAAGGGGGAGCTGCTGCCCCCCCTGTCACAAACCGTCACACAGGGGTGTTGCGGTCGGTCGCCCAGAAGAACAGCCGCTCACAGGATGCCTTCATAAAAACCCGATCGATCGGGGCGTCAGCCTTACGGGCGCGACCTGCAGCAGCTGCGGCAACCTGAAGGGCGGCTCGGGCGGCGTCGGCGTCAGCCTTAGCAGCTTTGTAGCACAGCAGCAGGGCGGCAGCCTCATAACGGCGGGCGATCCTAGGACGCTGCAGCAGATCATCAGCCAGGGCGAGCTGGTTAGCACGGGCGATCGATCCCTCATCAGCGGGCACGTAACCAAGGCGGGCGGCGATGTTGCGGCGGATGTTGAAGCGGGTCATGGGATTGGCGGGGGTGATAGTGGTTTGCCCCGATGCCCGTATCATAAGGCATCGGCGGGGGGCTGGCGAGCCCCCCTGTAACATTATGAAACAATGGCGTTAACTGTTTTCTTTGCAGTGCCATGTGCGGGGAATGCTATCACAAACTCACGGTCGGATTGTTGACACAAACCGCAGGTGGCACAAGTTACATTATCGTGCAAAGTAGCAGGGCAAGTGATAACTTTGCGACCTGATTCTGTGTGATAGAATCTATCGGTCTTGTCAGAGTTAACAACAGCAACCGCTGGAATCTTATGCTCTGACATAATACGATCGGCAGATTCTACCGATTCTGTGCTAACGTTAACAGTGAATCCTGCAGCGTTAGCATACTTTATCACACCGAGGTTAGTATCAGTGAGGGGGTGGTGAGTGTAAGTGTAACCCTTGCGCCCACGGTTAGCATCAGCCAGCTGTGCAACTTTATCGCCGTTGATGATACCGTCAGCCACAACTGGCAGATCGCCACTAACATTGTGCCGCCATAATTGTCCACGGTTAAGTTTACGAATAAGACGCAAAAATGCGTCCCATTCATAACCACGTTCGCCTGCAGATACCTTGCGCCAATGTAACGCTTGGGGGCCAGATTTAGCGTAGCAGCCTTTATCATAGAACGGGCAGCCAGTCCAGCAGGTGGCACGGTCAGACGTGCTAGTGGGGATGGGACCGGTCTTAGCATTGCTGCTGATTGGGGTGAAGGCGGTCAGCATTGGTTTGCCTCAGCGACCCCCATAAGATAGGGCAGATTCCCCAGCCAGTCAACCCCCCGAACGATTAGGGTATCTTATGGGTTGGAGGGTGACCCATAAGAATGCCAAATAACAGCAATCCTTATGGGTCTTATGAGACTGATTAGAATGTCTTATACTGTAGCATCGGATACAGCAGCGATCAGCTCCTGTATGACATCCTCATCATACACATTGGCGATCTCATTGAGAACATCTTCCTCATTCAAGTGAGATAGATTTTCCACAATGGTATCATACGCAAACTGAATCAAACACTTCACATCCATCTCATCAACAATTCTCTCTGCATAAAGTTCAACTAGATTATCAAGTTGTTGAGTAGTCAGAGTCATTGAACTAGATTTGTGGACATCAGAATCTTATGTGGTCTTATGGGGGCATAAAAGCCCCCTTGTGCCACTTTCTCAGGTGTCCATCCCCATGGCGGTCTTGAGGTCGTTGTATGCTTTCAGGTAGTAATCTGCATCAGCAGACTTACCTGCCACCTGACAATCACAGGCGAGGCAAAGCACGGCGGTTCGGATTGTGCTCCATTGTGCCTCGGTGAGGGTAACAGTGCAGAGGTCAAGGGGCAGAACGTTGGTGCGAACGGTCATGGTCTTGGTTTGTTTGACATGGTTAATCTATAGGGTGGAGGGGGGCATTGCAACCCCCTTGTGCCACCTATTTAACTGGCACAGTCGTGATCGAATAGATGCACCATCCTGTCTCATCTGTGATACAATCCATCACCTCATCATGGGCATCTTCATCAGATGCTGCTGATATCTCATAGATCTTATCAGTATATCGTTCCTGTAACATAGCCTGCAGGTTTACCTCTTCCTCATAAGGAATCGGATCACTTTCATCTTCAAGATCAAAAGTAATCTCTTCAACTTTGATTTTGAAAGTTTTCATGTCAACTAGATTTGTTTGACTCCCATAAGATATCAGTTCCTTCACGCCTGATCAAGGGGTTTGTGCCAGTTTCTAAACTGTCTACCGAAGGTGGATTTTTGACCTGGGCAGTCTTATGCTATAGGGAGGCGAGGGTGGGAAGCCCTCAGAAGTTTTCCACAGGCTGTGGAAAACTATAAGACTGTGGAAAACTTTACCTGTGGAAAACGTGGAAACTGTGGAAAACTATAAGAGGTGTGCCAGTTCTTATAGTGTCCCCCCTCTCAACTAGACTCATAAGACCTGAACTAGACTCGGAGGCAGTCTGAACTAGATCTCAGTCTTATGGTGAGTCTTATAAGATTGTCAAGGGGGGGTTGTGCCAGTTCTGGGGCTGGCTCAGAGGGGCTTGACAAATCGGAGGTCTTATGGTAGGGCGCAGCCCAAGACAGCTATAAGATCGCACATTTATTCATAAGATCACACATTTATCTCACATTTATCTCACAATAAGATTCGTTATAAAACGCTAACATATATTTTATTAACCATTTATTAATCTATCAGTTTTCCACAAGTTTTTCCGCAACCCTGTGGAAAACTTATAAGACCTGTGGAAAACTCTCAATCTGTTGAACGATAGACCTTTGGTGTAGGATAGGCTAATGAATACAATTTATCTAAAATTGGACTTAATTCTTGATACAATGTATAATCATGCATATTCTCTTTCTGATAAGATCTTACAGAAGTAAAGATATGTCTGTATTGTGTTGGAGTAAACTTATCCATACAAATGTTTGCGATGACTATTGTTTTGTTTTGGTGTAACATACCGAAGATTGTTCACATCATTATTAAAAGGATTATTATCTATGTGATCAATCACTGCTGTATCTCTGACCCATTGTTTAAACGATTCAGGTGCTACACTCCAGTCTTTCTTTAATTGATCTGGTGGATATTGATCAATCGGACGATAAGCCCACATGACTAATTGATGCACCTGACAAGTTAAATGTATGGTATTGTTTCCCTTATACTCATCAAGTATAAGATTTCTGGGTTTTGTTAATCCTACAAAAGAGGCATTTCCTCGACCAGTTCCACCTTCCTTTCTACAATCTCGATTTGTAATCTTCAACAACTTAGGTGTTTTACCTTTATAAGATAAGACTTCTCCAATCGGTGATATTGTATAATCAGGAATGGTGACACCGCGAATATTCACGGGTTTCCATTCATTCATCAGTAGAAACCCACATATCAGCTTCTAGATGTTGAAATCTTGCATAAGTCGTTTCCATCATCTGTTGTTTCTCTTCATCAGTGAATCTGGTTGCATCCTGGAATGTCACAATCCAACCATTTTGCTGATGATAGAATAGATCTGGTGATTGTGGGGATGGTACATTTAATGATTTAAGAACCCATTTCATTGTGCATAAACTCCTTGTCTAATTCTGCGTAGTGTCCTTTGGACTTGCTTTAATTGATATTGGTCAGAAGACGAATGTGATACTGTAACCTGTACACCTTCTGCATTCTGATAGATCATATGCTTATTCTGTCTGATGAGTTCAAATCCTTCCTTCATCAGATACTGTTTCACCTGATTGGACTTTTTCATAATTTAGGGAATGGGGCAGTTTTTGAAGAACTCTTCACCAATATAACATGCTTTGTTAGGATTGTCAACCGATGTTTGTATGCGAATCTGTTGTACAAGATCCTGTGGTAGTCTTCTAGGGTCATACATCATCACCTCTTGCACCACATCTCCGCATCCTACAAGAAGCAAACAACCAACAAACAAACTGAACATAATAATCTCCGCGTTACCAACCCCAAACAACCGCAGAATACCGTGTTCCTGATAAAGTCTCAGTTACACCATGCGGATACATGAACACAGATGGAAACATAATCACATCCCCTTGCTTTAAAGATACCTCATAATCATTCCAAAAGTACAAATTTGCTCCTTCATAATCATCATTGAAATTCAAAATCAAACTTAGAACAGGAATCCCCTTTGCATATCCATCAAACAATGTATGAATATGATCATAATGCTGTCTCATGGTTTCACCAACACAATAACGATTGAATCGTATTTTGGATAAGTGATGTACAAACTTTTGCATTCTACCATCAGAAAACGCATAATTATTCACATATTTCAAAGCAGCATCAGTTACATAAGGAGACAACAACTTTTGCATGTTTGATTTTGCAAATACAATACTCAATTCCTTTTCATTTTCTGAAAAAGAATTGCCAGATAATGTATGCCATTGATGAGTAGTCCAAGTCTCATTCTCTATATTTTCAATAACTTGATTGCAAACATCTGCAGGTATCAAATTATGTTCAATATGAATGAAATCTTTTAATTTACTTTCAGAATTGTATTTCATTTTGGACAATAAAGAACATATTTGTATTCAGCCAGTTGATTGCTAGACCATCGCAAAAGATCACATCCTTTGTATTCACCAACCACCTCAAAATTGCTTTTGGGTGTAATTGGTTGTTGATTTGGTTCTGGACGAAATGTATCAATAATTGCTGGAAACATAAAATATAGGTATCCAAGACAGAGCCCTGTAAAAACTCCTATCGCATAATTACTTCTCATAGTCATCATCCCAAGGTGCTTTACGATTCATAAGTTCTTTAATTCTTTCCACCACAGCAGGGTCTTGTGGTTCATTGATTCGTCGCACAAGTTCATCATATGCTTCTGCGG